CCCTAACGCAACGAAAGGAAATGCCATGTTTGACCTGCACATCGACCTTGATCTCGACGGCGACATCGAGATCCACTCCAACAGCTTAGAAATCGTTCACCAGATCGCCGAACTGATCGAAATGTGGAAAGCTGACCGCGACGCCGCTCTTGACGAAGAGTACGAGTCAGAGGACGAAGACGAAGACGAAGACGAAGACGAAGACGAAGAGTGATCCCCGCTAGGCCTACGGTTTCAAGCACACCTGCTTGACGTAGGCCTGCAAGCCAATTAACTGCGACCGGATTCCGTCAGCTTCTGCTGCCAGCTGCGTAATAGCTCCTGCACACGTTCCGAAAAGCTCCGATTCTGCGGCTCGCCCATTAACGCTGGCGCAGGTGGCGGGATTTGCACTGGCTGCGCGGGCCTCGCGGGCAGCGAGGGTGTGGCGCAACCGATCAAGCTCAGACAAAGCACCAGTGGCAGCATTAGCAGCCGCGCGCTTGGTTTGCTCATATTTCATCTCCGCTTGTTGTTTCTCAGCAATTAGCGCTTGTTCTTTAGCGCGCTGTAGGCGTTCATACTCTAAAGCTCGTTCTGTCTGTTCAGCCAGCGCTTTGTCGTAAGCTTTCTTACCGCTGACCTTTCCCTCGTGATAGACCCAGCCGTGGGAGAACACCAGGCCTAGCGCAAAGAGAACCGCGCCAATCAGTTTTGGGTACGCAAAAATCACATCGACCCTCCCACGCATTGCCGGTACTCAGCCTGGCGCCGCTTGGTCAACCCCGGCAAGGCGTTGCCCTGGAACTTGTCCCAACGCAGCAGCTGCGCGCAGGCCGCCGAATAGTCGCCAGCCTTCAGCTTGGTTACCAGGGTGGACTTGCAAGCGGCGTCGGTGCCCACGTTGTAGGCCCAGCTCACGATCGCGTCCCACTCGTGCTGGTGCATCGGCACGTCGCCGATACAGCTCTTAAGCTCGCGTTCAAAATTCGAGACGTGCTCACCAAGCCTGATCAGTGCGCGAACAGGGTCGGTCTTGTCGGTCGGCTTGACGCCAGTCGCGTCACCAAAACCAATCGTTAGTCGGTCACCTTTAACCGGGATGATCGGCCGCTCTGAATAGCCTTCATGTACGCCAATTGAAATGAGTGCCACCGCGCTCAACGTCAGCGCGGCGATTGGCCTGCGGTCCATCACACCACCACGCCGCCACGGAAATAGGCGCGGCCGTTCACAACCTCGCACAATTCAGGTGGCATAAGCATGCCATCCTCGTCGTATTTCAACACCGCAAAACCCTGCGCCCATGGCCGAGGGTTGTCTTCGGCGTACCGAAACTGTGCGTCTGTGGGGTCAGCGAGCATCCCTGTGCTGACGCCATATCGTCTGCCCGTGTAATCTGTCCAAGGCTTAACCTCAAGTAAATGCGTATGCCCGGTCACAACATGGCACCCGCCCCTTAAAGTGTTGTTGTATGCGCTATGAATGCCGCCGGCGATTCGGTGCTTCACCATCGTGTTGCCGTTTATGAAAACCGACCAAGAAACGTCCCAGTGCGGCAAGTGATCTTTAAGCGTCGTGCCTTTAATGCCGCGGTATTCGGAAGCGGTCATCGCTAAACGACGGTCATATCTAATGTCATGGTTGCCAATGGTGCGCATCAACACTGCGCCTTTAGCCGCTTTCTGAATTTTGCTCATGCAGTCTTGCACTGCGTCGAGCTCCTCTTTAAGCGTCGGGGCGTTTTCTTCCCAGCCGAGGGGTCCGTGGCTGTGAATCGAGTTGCCATCCAAAATATCGCCGTTGGCAATCACGATTTTAGGTTTGAGGTCTTTGATAAGACACAGCAGGGCTTGCAGCCCCAGACTTTGTTCGCCAGGGTAGAAGTGCTCATCGGAAAAAACTATCACGTAGCCCGTTACATCGGCCAACGCCCGCACACCATCTTGGGGTTTTACGTAGCGAGTCTTAATGCTGGTCAGCGGCTTGTCCGTGGCCAGGTCAACGCCATGAGCTTGTTGAATGCGGTTGCGCCTGCTGTAAACGTTGCGAACGGCAATACCCAGGTGTTCAGCAACACCCGTTGGGTTGCCGTGCTTTTTCCAGAGCTGGATGAACTCGGCATCGGTACAGCTTGCAGCAGCCATCACTATTCCTTTTTCCGACCTGGCGGATCTTCCCAAACGATTATTACAAGTTTCGGAAGATTCTTTATTTTTTGAATTCTTTGTAAATTTGATACAGCTTGTGCCCGATCATGATCAAGGTGTAGACAAGCGTAGCCCACAGCAGAATTTCGGAGATTTGGTAGCCCGCCACGCTGGCGATTGAAACGGAGACTGGCGGGGCAGCTTTAGCGGCGATGGTTCCTGCGGATTCGTGCGAGTTCACTTCGTGCTCCTACTTCTTCGCGGCCGCTCTCATGTTGTCGACCAGGTTGGGGTATGGTCGGCCGGCTTTGGCCGCAGCTTGCTTGGCTGACGCCTTTTGCTTCGGCGAAAGTTGCTTGGGTTTACCCGCGCTTTTTGGGCGCGGTTTATCCCAGACCATTGCGTCCTTGATAAGTCCACTCATGTCAGCACTTCCATTTGCGTAACGATTTGTTGATCCGGCTGTCCGGGTCCTTCGCGGTCTTGGCAGACGTCAGCTTCTTCTTCATGCCTTCCATCCGAGCGCAAAAGGAATCCTTGCGGGCACCGCCTTCGGGCTGCGGTGCCTTGAGGTGGCCGCCGGTTTCCCGGTTATAGCTGGCGCGGCCCTTGGCGTTGAGCCCGCCTTCAGGGTTTTTGCCTTCCTTGCGCTGCCAGGCCGGCGTCTTCATCGCGCCTTTAATGAGCCCGCTCATTTTCCAGTTGGGGTCGTTGCCGCAGGTGTTTGGTTTACGACTACCGGATTGACGACCACGGGATTGACAATCTTCGGATCAACAATCGTTGGATCAACAACAGACGGTTCGATCTTAATGACTTCAGGCTTTACGACTACCGGATTGACGACCACGGGATTGACAATCTTCGGATCAACAATCGTTGGATCAACAACAAACGGTTCGATCTTAATGACTTCAGGCTTTACGACAACCAGTTTTTCTTGCGTCACGACTTGAGTCGGGTTGTAAGTCGTCGTCACATTAGCTGCTGGCGCCTGGATCTTGTCTGCAATACTGATAAACGCGGCGCTTGTGCTCTGTGTATTAGCAACCGACGCACTCGCTGCATTGGTGTTTGCAGTGTTGGCTATCGAGGTGAACGCTGAATTTGTGCTTGCAGTGTTGGATACTGAAGCGTTGCTCTGTGATTGCTGGATAGCGACGTTGCCGCGCACTTGCTCCATGCCCAAAGCGACTTGGCGGTTGATGCCATAAATCTGCGCAACACTTGGCAGGATGGTTGCGATTGCCTGCAGCGTGGTGTCTGCGGCTGATTTCGGCGGTGCGATTTGTTGCTGAGCTTGCTGCACTTGGTGACCCAGTGCCATGCTCATGACCGCGGCAACTTTGGCCGATGCGTCAGCCCCAGCGGCGATTGCCGCCATGGCTTTGTACTTTTCCGTCTCGGCTTTTGCCCGTGCTTCAGCAACTTTGATGTTTGCTTCGACATAGGCGTCGTAATTGGTTGCACACCCTGCAAGTGCTAAGGGCATGAGAAACAGTAGCTTTTTCATGATCACTCCTTTGGAAAACAAAAAGCCCCGCGGTGCGGGGCTTTCGGTGGGTTAAATCCAAGGTGGTGGGTGAGACACCACCGTGGGGTCTGTCTGCTCGTTAATCTGCCCGACGAGCCACACTTTGACTTCGTCGAGCTCGGCGCCCATCTGCGCTTCACACCAGCCCTGCACGACTGGCAGCGTCAGGTCGGCATACGGGATAAAGTTGTTGACGTCCACGGGGCCAGCCTTGGTCTCACCGATTGCGGTGGCCTGGTGGCCCAGGCCGTCGTGGGCCGTCAGGCGCCAGTGCATGCTTTCTACGGCGTCGCTGACTGTCTGATAGGTTGGGATTACATCGAGACTGTCGAACTGCCACGCGAAGATGGTCATGTGTACTCTTATCCGCCGGCTAAGATAGTAAAGACGCTGCGACTTTTCCGAATTGCGGTGTTTTGTGTCTTACATGTTGTTTGGCGCCAATTACTGCAGTTGATGTATCGCGATCAATGGTCATGTAGCCTCGACAACAAATGTTGTAGTCCATACCGTTTTCGTCTTTTTCGCTCTTAACGGGGACACTAATATCTAAGTTTTTAAACAGGTACTCTTTGCCATTCTCAAACACCCGCCATACATGATCCATTGAGCCGCGCCCCGGCTGCCCTCTGGTCTTGTTAAAACGGATGCTGTACTTGTTCATATGACTTCTGCCGCAGGGCAAGCAACCGTCTGCGCCATCTGAACCGTCAAGTTGAAATGCACAAATTTAATTGGTTTTTCTGAAGCGTGGCGGGTAAATGAATGGGCTAACCAAGCATTTGAAAAAATCATCAACCCAGGCTTTGGCTCGAAGTTAATCATCTTGCTGGCAATTGTGGCTTGGTTTACGTCGGTTTCTGGCAAATCAATTTGCGCTTTGCCCATGCGTGGATCATGAAACACCACGCGGGATGAGTTTTCTGGTACTTCAAGAAAATAAAATCCTACGATTTGTGAACCATATCCATGAACGTGCTGCTCCATTGCGGAGTGTTTGTGGTGCTCTTGTGTCCACATCTCAGTGAACGACACCGCTTTGTCCTGCATAAAGTAGCCTTGTTCAGCAAGAATGTTCCATGCGGTTGCACCTACAAATTCGGCGAATTTTGCAACGCGTGGATCGGCGAAAAAGCTGCCGGTCATCTTTACTGGATAAATCTCATTAAGCGCCTGCTGCTGTTGTTTAAGAAATTCTTCAGAAACTTCCGTGACCTGCGCCAAGAAGTCAGACCGCTCAATCAAATAGATTGGGCATGGGAAATGCAACGCAATCTCAAGTTGCGTGTTTTGCACAACTTCTTTGACTTGCTCTGCCGCTTTACACATTGATTGGCACCCATTCCCATGCTAAGAAATCAAACTTGTATTCTCCTTCTGGACGAACAGGCGTGTCTTTCCAGTTGTTGTCAGCGCCGCACCAAAAAGTCCATATGCGCTGTTCTAACTTAGATTGGTCTGGTGCAGGGCGCGGGATAGGCGGCTCATACTGAATTGTTTCTTCATTAAATATCCAAGCTGAAAAATTTTCTTTTTGTAAGAGTTTTCCCCATGCCTCCTTGTATGCTGCGATTTTTAATTGCTTTTGTTCCGCCTTTTCTTCGATAGTCAGGTCTCTAGTGTGATACACATCAGTCCAAACACCATCTATTTTTTCATAAGTAACTTTTGGATTATCAAAGGCTTTGCCTTCTGGTAAAACAGGTTCCTCTACCCTTACAAAGGGTTCCCATTGCTCAGGAATTTTCCCAAACGCTTGTATTAAATTCAATTCATACGCAGGGTGATTTTTTGCTTGCCCGTCTTCAATTTCAATATATAAATTCATTTATGGCCCCACGTTAGTTGACGGGAAACCTGGAGTGCCGCGACTACCTCCAGCCCATACAATACGAATAGCAGGGCTTCCTCGGCTGCCACTGACTCCGTTCCACCCGGCACCGCCTCCACCACCACCGTAAGTTCCACCTGCACCACCAGAAGCAACACCAAGTGTGCCATTAGTGCCGCATGAGCCCCCGCCTCCGCCGCCAGATCTTGCAATTCCACCTGCGCCAGCAGATCCTGAGCCATAGATACCAACACCACCACCACCGCCTCCGGCCCTATTGGAAAAATTCCGATTACCCCCTGCGCCGCCTCCGCCTGCGCTTGCGCCCCCGGCACAACCGTTTTGATTTTCATTGCCGCCTTTACCACCAGCGCCAACATAACCCCCAGCACCTCCGCCTCCACCTCCACTTGGCAAGCAAAAACAGTAAGTCTGACCTTGATTTCCTCCAGCGCCGCCGTTATACCCTGCCGTGATGCTGCCACCATAAGTCCCTGCGGTGCCGGGTGATGTATAAGTGTTACCGCCGTTTCCACCAGCGTTCACATAACCTACGCATGTATTTCGAAAATAGGTAGTTCCTGAAGAAGACAAAACAACACTATATGAATTTCCTGGGGTGACCCCATAATTATTTCTATAAGCTAATGCGCCACCACCC